CGAGTTCGCGGAGGGTGAAGGGGCCGGGGTCGAGGCCGAGGACGCCGGCGAGCTGCCAAACGAGGCGATCAATCCGTTCGCCTCGCGTTCCGGGTCGATCTGATCGATCAGCTTCTCGGCGTGGTCGAGGAGCCGATCCTTGACCTTCCTGCCCGCCGCCGTCATCTTCCGCAGGCTGGCCCGCGCTCGGGCATCGGGGAAAAAATCGAACAGTTCCTCCACGAACGCCTCGGCCGCGAGGTTGATGGCGTCGCCATAGAGCGCCCGGCCGAAGTCCTCGTCCGTGATCCCTTTGGCGTCCGATTCCTCCTTGCACAGGCAGAAGAGCACGTCGGCCAGCTGCACCGGGTCGCTGACCAGGGCGGCCAGCGGCTTGAAGCCGTCGTCCACCAGCTTGTAAAGATCGACTTGCAACAGGCCGCGCACGCGCTTGACCGCCGCCACGTTGATGGCGACTGTCCAGGTCCGGCCCGCGTTGTCGGTGAAGGTCCGCATGTTCCTGCTCCGTTACGGCACGACGACCCAGGCAGGCGGGTTGACGGAATAGGTCGGCTTCACCGTGACGCTGACCTTGATGGCTTCTTCGAGCGCCTCGTTGCGGCTGAAGTTGGTGACCATGCACGTTGCCCGCAAGCCTTGCGAGCCGGATGCCGTGACGTCGCCGTCCAAGACGGCGAACTCCATCGCGGCACGGTTGAGGAAGGTGTCGCGGATCGCGCCGAAGTCGTCGTCGGCCGTGTCCCAGACCATCTCGAACTCGATGGAGCCGTCCTTGAGAGTGGCGACCGTGGCCCGCCAGCCGTTGTTGCCGCGCGTGGTCACGTCGGCTTCGCCGGCTTCCAGGTTCAGGGTGAGATCCTTGACGTTCTTGACCTCGTTCCACACCGGGACGGCGAAGGTGCCCGTGTTGCGATACAGCTTGGCGTCGAGGCCGAGTTTCACTGCCATGAGATCGTCTCCTTATCGGACCGAGTCGCGCCACAGGGTGGGCAGCCTGGTCTTTTCCTGCTCGAAGGCCGGCCCCATGAACGGGCGCGGCCGGTAGCGCAGCCGCCGGCGTTTTCCGTCCACTTCGGCAACCGTGTCGCCGCCGTGTTCCAGAAGCCGGGGCGCTTCGGAGCCTTCCGTCGTCAGCGTCGGGCCGATGACGACCGACTTGCGGTCGGCGTCATAGGCGAACAAGATGAACCGCCGAAGCAAGCCCACGTGCGAATGCGGCGGCTGGCCCGGCGGACTGGTCCCCTTGCGCCGGCGGATGGACGTCCTGGCCCGCTGCCGCACGAACGCGCCGAACTTCGACAGCACTTTCCGCGTGCCGGCGTCCACCGACCGCTTGACCTTGTCGCGGTCGAAGAACCCTTGCTTGGCGGCTTTGAACGTCAGGCCGATCATGGGCTACCTCCACGCGCGGAAGGTCAACGTGATGACGCTGGTGAACTGGCGGAACTCGTCCAGGTGTTCCAGCGCGTAGACCGGTTCGTTTTTCACCTCGGTGCAGCGGGCGTTCGGATACGTGGTCAGGGGCTGCGTCCGAAAGTGATCGGCGATCTCCTCGACCAGCGTCATCAGGGCGTCGAGCGCCGCCTGGCTCATGTCGGTCTTTTGCTGCACCGCCACATCGATCAGGTAGTCGAAGCTGTCGCGGTTGCGGTCCAGCGACTTCGACGCCAGCGACCTGGGCACGACGCTGACCTTCAGGTCGGTCATCTCGGACAGCTCGAACTTCGGCTGGAAGTGCCGCACGGCCGTTACCGGCTGGCTGAAGGTCGCGGCGTTGAGCTGCGCCACCACCGCATCGGCGATGTCCAGGATGACGGCCATCAAGGTTCCTCCACACCGATCTGCTTGGTGTGAATCCGCAACAGCTTGCGATACACGTCCGACCAGCGCCAGGGCGGTTCCTTGCCGGGGGCCATGACCTCGTACACGAAGGTCTTGGCCCCCTGTGTCTCGCGGATCAGGTCGCCCCGCTCGGGCAGGGCCGGCGATCCGCCGAGCACGAGGTCCGCCGCGTGAATCAGGAAGTCGCGGTCGGTCCACTCCATCCGCACGCCGCCGTAGCCGTCATCCAGCTTGAGCAGCGTCCGCCCGACCGTGGCTTGCACCGTGGCCTCGTCCGCGCCGCGCCGGTAGACGACCAGACGCGAGGCGTGGGTCTTGAGCTGGTCGGCCAGCCAGTCGGAGCCGGTTTGCAAAAGGTCGGTCATCGCTTCCTCACTGGAGCATGCGGACCCGCGCCGTGGCGTCGGCAGCGCCCGCGGCGCGGACCACCTTGCCGACCTGCTTGTTGCCGGCGGCGGTCGTGGTCACGACCTTGGCCACGTTGTCCCAGTACAAGATGGTGCCGACCGTCAGCGCCCCGGCGGCCTTGGCGAAGTCGAAGACGCCGACCACCGCCAGCGCGCCGAGCTTGTTGGCCTTGATGTCCAGCTTGGCAACGCCGACCAGGTCGCCCTGCACGACCACGTCGCCGGCGGCAACGTCCGCCGTCGGCGTGTAGTCGATGGCCGCGCCCTCGTGAACGAAAACTGCTTGAGGCATGGATCAATCTCCTTGCAAAAGGCGGTTACGCGCCGGCGCTCTTGACCGCCGCCCGGAAGTCCTGCATCGCCACGCCGAAGTCGAAGTAGCCGCGCCACTTCATGCCCAGCGTGTCGAAGTCGGTCTCGCCCGATTCGATGGTCGGCGTCCGCTGGCCGCGCAGGTAGGCGATCTCCATCGCCGCCACGTCGGCCGGATTGGCCAACAGATACCAGGCGGTCGCGCTGCCGCCAGCGATCCCCTGCGAGTTCAGGTAGGGCGAGGCCAGCGGAATCCACTTGCCGGCGTGCGGGTTGTTGGCCGGCTTGGGCGGGCCGGTCAGCTCGTTGACCCGCGTCTCGGTCATCAACTGCTGGGCGACGACCTTGAGCGACGTGGGGACGAGCAGGATGGCCGGCGAGATCAGGATCGGCTTGCCGTCCTTGTCCACCTGGTCCATGAACAGCTGCTCGGCCGTCGTCAGCGACGTGATCTGCAAGACCGAAGTCGCCCCGGAGAAGAAGTTCTTGTTGCCCGCGCTGAAGAACGCGCCAGGGTTGGAGAGCAGCAGCGTGAACACTGCCGACTCGACGGCCAGGGCCGATTGCCGGCCCAGAATGCGCGGGATTTGCAGGAAGGCCCCGAGGTCGTCGTTGATGATCATCTGCCGGGTCAAGGCGATGATCTTGCCGTAGGTGTCGATCTGGTTCGTGTAGGCTTCTTCGGTGAGCTGGGCGTGCTTCAGCTCGCCGTCCGGCCCGACCTTCTCGAACGTGCCCTGGCCGGTCATGCGGTAGCGCGTGACCTGCTTGAAGTCGTTCACGTCGGCCTGGGCGCAGATGCGGACCGCCACGCTCTCGACCGCGCTGTAGGCTTCGAGCAGCGCCTTGTTGGCGACATTGGACAGGATGCCCGACAGGCTGATCGTCGAGAAGCCGCCCGCCGCTGCGCGGAGAGTGCGGTCAGCCTCGAACGCGGTGCGGATGGTATCGTCGTTCATCCGGCCTGGCCGGGCGTGCCCGCCAGCGGCGTGGATGACGTGGTAGAACAGCTCGTGCAAGCCCATGCCGCGCAGGTCGCGGGACCGGGCAGTCTCGACCACCTGCTCGCCGTACCAGCCGACCACTTTGGCCTCGGGCACCCGCACCGACAGGCACAGCGCCGCTTCGATGGCCTGGGCGGTGGGCGCTTTGTTGCCAGCCTGGATTGCCGGACCTTGCGGCCGGGAAACGCGGAGCACTTCCAGCTCGGCGCGGGTCGCGTCCCAGCCTTCCTCGATGGCCCTGCCCTCGATGTCGCCGTGCTTGCCGCATACCTTGCGGATGGCGGCGATGCGCTTGCTTTCGGCTGCCGCCTCGGCGCGGATCGTCGCGGCGGGGTTCGGATCGTCCCCTTCGGCCGTCGGCGGCGTCGGCGTCGGTCTGCCGGCCTGGGCGTCGAAGATCATCCGCAGGCACTTGGTCTGCTGCTCATTTAGGGCATCGACGGCGAAGCCCTGCGACTCGGCCCATTGTGCAAAGTCCATGTCATTGCTCTCCTTCGATTCGCTGGCGGCGATCTGGGCGGACGTGTTCTCGTCCGCGCCGAGCACCACGAAGCTGATCTCGCCCAGCGTGGCCCGCCGGGCGATGTTGACCGGGCCGGCGAACTCCCGGCCATTGGCCTGCGAGGTCTTCCCCTCCGGCACGAACTCAACCTGGTCAGCCCGCGCGCCGATGGATGCCTGCCAGCTGAAGCCCTTGTCGTTGAGCGCGATCACCTGCCGGGCCTTGGGCGAGTCACCCATGACCTGGCCGGCGACGACGAGCTGCTCGCTCATCACCGCGATGGAGTCGGTCTGCCCCATCACGAAGTCCACGTCGCGCGTGTGGTCGAGCAGGATCGGCCGGCGCTGCTTGCCGACTTGCAGCCCTTGCAGATCGACAACCACCGGGTAGCGCCAGCCGGCCAGCTGCATGGCCCCGCCGGTATAGGCGGTCATGGTGAAACGGCGCAGCTTCTGGACGTCGCCCTCGGCCGGGGCTGCTTCCAGCTC